CTCCCGAGCAAATAGAATTCCTCCGCGCCTCCCCGCCTCCGGTCCAGCGCTCGACCACTTGGCGCGATTGGGGGGTGCTAGGCTCTCAGGTCGAAATCACACAAGGCCCCTTCCACGGCCATGCGGCGCGAATTCGAGGGATTGACCAGAAGGGGATATTCGAGCTAGAGCTAATGCTGTTCGGTCGATTTGTCAGAGTGATCGCAGAAGCCTCCAACGTCTCGCAAGCGGTCCAGGCCAAGCCGGATAACTCCCGCAAGACGGTTCTAAATCCAGCCGGCCATTTGGTCTCGGCTGCCGCCGCATGAGAATTTCAAGGCTCTTGGCTCCCAGCGAGGCGCATGAAACCGCCCGTCATAACGTCAATGTGAAGCGCGAGTGGGACAGCGCCAGCCTCCAGCCGGGGGTCGTAGATGGGTTAACCGCAAATCCTTGCAGGCCCGGCAAGGCGGTGACAGCGGGAGAGACCGCACCTTCCCTTTCCCATTCGCCCGGCCTCCTAAGCCGTTGTCGGGCGTTACCTCTCAGCCGAACGCGATCCGGTATCGCGCTCCGACTGAGGGGGCCAATTCGCGCGAGCGCGCGTCTGTTGCCTTTCGTCCGCCCCGCATACCGTTCCCCGCGCCCCCTGTCGTGGTGGGCTGGGCGGGGCGGCGATAAATTTAACAGGAGCCGCGATGTCCAAGGCCTTTGAAATGGTCCCGGTAACGTCTTCGTCGCTTTCGGCGGTGGGTCACGACGCGGGCGCGGACGAGCTGCACGTCGAATTCAAAACCGGCGTGCGCTACGTTTACTCGGGCGTATCGGCTGAAAAGCACGGCGCGCTGATCGGGGCCGATAGCGTCGGCAAGCACTTCGCCGCGAACATTCGGACGCGCTACCCGGCAAGGAAGCTTTGATGCTGCGCGCGCTCTATCTGGCGGTTGGCGTGTCTATCGGCGCGGCGTTTATGACTTGGGCGGCTCTGGCTGATTCCCGATGCTTCAACACGCCTGCGGGCGTGGCCTGCTTCGATCCCGAGGGGCGCTGATGCTCACGTTTTTCGCGGTTTGGTTTGGCGGCCTCGCCGTCATGGTCGCGATGCTCTATCGCGCAAACGTGAGGCGCTTATGATCTGGGAAATCACTTCGCGGGTAGCGTTCGTCCTGCTCGTTTGGCTCGGCGTCTACCTCTGGAAGGCTGCGAAAAATGGCTGAATACATCGCTCGCCTTTACGTGGTGTTCGCCTCGGATACGGACGCGGACGCGGCCACTCGCTTCGCCGCCCTTGAGGCGGCCTGTGGTCCCGGTATCGGATTCAACGCGCCGAAAAACCGCGACGGCGTTGTGATGCGCGAGGGCTTGCGGGTTATCCCGGCTGGGTCTGAAATCATCGACGTTGGGTCGGCGGACTTCGCCGGCCTTTACGAAACCTCGGCGCCGGTGGTTTAGCCCGGGCCAAATCCTTTTGGGGAGACTGATGGAAATTGATCCTGCCGCGACTGACGCAGCGAACGCGAAGACAGCCGCCGATCCGAATGTGGCGGCGCTCGCCGACGCTGACACGTTCCACGCGCTGCGAATGCCGTCCGTCCGCATCGACGGCGTGCATGTTCTCGCTGGGGCGGACTTCGTTCGCCTGACGTTCACGGAAAAGGGCGACACTTACATCAACCTCCACGCGCACGCCCGCGCCTCGGTCACGATGAGCCGTGATGCGGCGCTCGGGATTGCGATGCACATTATCCGCTCGTGCGGCGGTGCGGTTATCGGGCCAGACGATGAGTGATCCCGGTTGATAATGGCCGGGCGCGGAAATCCTAAATTCAAGGTCGCCTATGTGGCGCAAGCGAAAAAGCTCTGCAAGCTCGGCGCGACCACGTTTGACCTTGCTGAGTTTTTCGGCGTCTCCGATCGCGCGGTTAAAAAGTGGCTGGTGAAAAATCCAGCGTTCGCGGCGGCCGTCAAGGTTGGCAAGAGCACCGCTGATGAGCGGGTGAAGCGAGCGCTTTACGAGCGCGCGGTTGGCTATTCATTCACGTCGGAAAAGGTCTTCTGCTCCGAGGGCGTGATCGTCCGCACGGATTTTGTTGAGCGCGTCCCGCCCGATGTGGGCGCGGCGCGTCTCTGGTTGATGAACCGCCTGCCTGATGAGTTCCGCGCCAAGGTGGAACAAGAGTCGGCCGGCAATATCACTGTCGAGGTTGTCAATTTTGCCGGCTACCTTGACGCGCCGAAAGTCACAATCGAAAATTAGGCTCCCGCACAATTGGGAACCTCGCCCCTATCAAGTCCCGTTGCTGCGCTACATGGCGCGGGGCGGCAAGCGAGCCCTCGGGGTGTGGCATAGGCGATCGGGCAAAGACGAAGTTTGTCTCCACTGGGCGGCGATCTGCACGCAACAGCGGCCCGCGACTTACTGGCACATGCTCCCGGAGTATGCGCAGGGGCGCAAGGCGATTTGGGCGGCGGTCAATCCCCACACGGGCAAACGCCGCATAGACGAGGCTTTTCCCAAAGAACTGCGGGCGAACACGAATGAGCAGGAAATGTTCATTCGCTTCAAAAATGGCGCGACGTGGCAGGTTGTCGGCTCTGACAACTTCAATTCTACGGTCGGCAGTCCTCCTGCTGGTGTGGTGTTTTCTGAGTGGGCTCTTAGTAACCCTGCGGCTTATGGCTATCTGGCCCCGATCCTCGTTGAAAACGATGGTTGGGCGATGTTCATTACGACTTCGCGGGGTCGCAACCATTGCAAGTCCATGCTCGATATGGCGCGGACGCGCTCTGACTGGTTTGCGGAGGTATTATCCGCCGATGATACCGGGGCGATTTCCAAGGGAGCGATTGAGGTCCAGCGTCTCGAATATGCTGGCATTTTCGGCCAAGAGGCGGCCGACTCCCTAATCGAGCAAGAGTATTATTGCTCGTTCGATGCCGCTGTCCTGGGCTCCTACTGGGGCAAGGAAATGCGGATCGCGGAGGCGCAAGGGCGCATCTGCCGCGTTCCGGTCAATCCCGATCTGCCGGTTCAAACGGCGTGGGACATCGGCGTTTCGGACGCAATGTCGCTTTGGTGTTTTCAGGTCTACCCGGATCATGTCGATGTGGTTGACTACTACGAAAACTCGGGCCTTGGTTTCGACCACTATTGCGCTTGGCTCGATGAGCGCGGTTATCACGGGATCGACCACGTTCCCCACGACGCTAAGGTGCGCGAAGCCGGCGCGCCGGGCGCTCGAACACGAATTGAGACGCTGTTCTCGCTTGGCCGCAAACCAGAACTGGTGCCGGATCAAGGCTTGATGGATGGCATTAACGCCGGGCGTCTGACTCTCCCCTTCGCCCGCTTTGACTCGGTGCGCTGCGCGAAGGGCCTCGATTGCCTGCGCGAATATAAGGTGAAGTGGGACGCCAAAAAGATGGTGTTCCTCAAGACGCCGGATCACTCCTGGGCGTCGCACGGCGCGGACGCCTGGCGCTATCTCTCGCTGGCGTGGCGCGCTCCGATGCGGCCGCACGATGAGCCCGCGCCCGAACTGTTCCGGCAAATTACAGACCTGACCTTTGACGAATGGCGCTCGTTTGGCGTCGAGGATGAAAAGGCGGCGCGCGCTTGAGCGAAGACTTCCCCGGCAACGGAACATTCGACGACGCCTATTGGCGCTCTCGCCTCGTTTCGACGCTTGAGCAACGCAAGGCCGAATGGCGCGCGCGGGGCTATGGCGACGATCTGTCCCGCTTCGATCTTGGAACAGTTGAGCGCGACGCGCTCGTGGCGCGGCTGGTGAAGATGTCGGACGCGAACAAGGGCGGATCGTCCGCCGCCGCTACCGTGTGGCTCTGCGGGCTGGTGCGGGCGGTCGAATACGGCGAGACGCACGCCAACGCAAAGGTTTTCAAATGATCGGGCACTATCCAGAGACTTGCGGCGGCCCTGGCTGCTGTTCTCACTGCGCGGCGGAACACCTGCGCGGGCTGGCGGGCCGTGCCATATACGCCTCCATCGCAAATAGCGATCTGCTGTCCACCGGCGACGGCGGTGGCGAGGCGCGCGCCCTGTTGCGCAAGGCGCTGCTAATCCTGCCGACGTGCATCACGCGCGATGAAATCACGGCGTTCCTCGCGGGGCCGGCTCAGTGAGCTATCAAGCCTCGGACGGCGACGACAAGGCGACGAAGGACGAAGGCGGCGAGGGCTCCCGCTGGCTGTCGGAAATCGAGCGCGCGCAAGAGGCTCCGGCTATGCGCGAGTGGCGGCGCCGGTGTGGGGTCATTCGCGAAAATTACCTCTACACGAAAAGCCATGAAACCAAGGCGCGCCGTTATTCGATGCTCTGGTCGAATATCGAAACGCTTGAGCCGGCCGTCTATTCGCAGACTCCCAAGGGCGTGGTGCAGCGGCGCTTTCGCGACGCGGACCCGATCGGGCGCGAAGCCTGCCAGGTGCTTGAGCGCGGGATTAACTTTCAGGTCGATCTAAACGACTTCAACTCGGGCTTTGAGCAAGTCCGGCATGATTATCTGCTGTTCGCTCGCGGGCTGGCTCGTGTCTATTACGAGCCCGTCATGAAGGAAGCCGCCGACGACACGGCGGACGAAGGCGCGGAACTTGACGTTTCCGATATGCTCGGGCCTGACGTCGAAGCGATGGCGGGCGGTCCGGGTCTCGGTTTCGAGGAAAATCTAGGCGTTCCGGGCGACGATGAGGCGGAAAAGCCACATTCTGAGGGTGGCCCGGTCCAAGCCCCCGACGTGATCGACTTTGAACATGTAAAGATGAAATATGTTCATAGCGACGACTTTGCCCATTCGACTGCCCGCATTTGGTCCGAGGTCGATTGGTGCGCGTTTCGCGCTTATCTATCGAAAGACGAATGGGACAAGCGTTTTCCCAAGCAGGCGAACGCCTTTTCGGCGGACGGCGCGGCGGCGAAGACGGACAATCCGGCGGCGCAAGAGGCGCAAGAGGAAAAGGCCGCTGTTTGGGAGATTTGGGACAAGTCCGGCAATCGCGTTTTGTGGGTGTCCACGGGCGTTGACGGCGTGCTCGATGAGTCCGAGCCATATCTTACGCTAGAAGGCTTTTTCCCGTGCCCTGAGCCCGCCTATGGGACGCGCACGAATGATTCGCTGGCCCCGGTCCCTGACTTCATTTTCTACCAGGATCAATGCGACGAAATCGACGGTCTGACGAAGCGCATTGCCTCTCTGACGGACTCTCTCAAGCTGGTCGGGTTTTACCCTGGCGGCCCCCAAGGCGAAGGCTTCCCAGAGATTGAACTGGCGGTAAAGCCGGGGATTGAAAACCGCATGATCGCGGTGAAGTCTTGGTCGGCCTTTGTCGAGGGCGGCAAGGGCGGCGCGCCTATCGTTTGGCTTCCTATCGAGGAAGTCATGAAGATTATTCAGGGATGCGTCGAGCTTCGCAAGCAGCTTATCGAAGACGTTTACCAAATCTTCGGCATTTCCGACATTATGCGCGGCGAAGGCGAAGCGAACGAAACGGCGAAGGCGCAAGGCATTAAAGCGCAATTTGGCTCGATGCGGATTCGCACGCGACAAAAGGAGCTTTCGCGCTTCTGCCGTGATATGGTAAGGCTGGTCGGCGAGATTATCGCAACGCAGTTCCAGCAAGAGACGCTGGCGAAGATGACCAACGTGTCTCTGCCGACGCGGCAAGAGGTCGAGCAACAGTTTCAGCAAGCGATGGTCGAATACACCAACGCGATGCAGCAATTCCAGATGCAGGCGCAACAAGCGGTTCAGTCGCCGCCGATGGGTGCTCCTGCGGCTCCGGGGGCTGTCGCCCCCGGACAACCTTCCCAAGCGCCAAAGCCGCCCCAGCCCCCGCAACAGCCTCAGCCCGGCCAGCCCGTCACCTGGGACGATGTGCTTGAGTTATTCAAGGATGGCGTGACGCGGCGCTTCCGGCTCGATGTCGAGGCGGACTCGACAATCTCCGGTGACGAAAGCCAAGAGCGCAGCGATCGCGCGGCATTCGTCGAGGCGGTGACGAATTTCGTCAAGGAATGGGCGCCGATCCTCCAGGCGCAAACGGCGCTCCTGCCGGTCGCAAAGCAAATGCTGCTGTTCCTAGTGCGCGGGTTTCGTGGCGGCCGCGAACTCGAAGAGACGCTCGAAGAGGCGTTCGACAAGCTCGAAGAGATTGCGGGACAGCCCAAGCCAAACGTCCCGTCTCCAGAAGTCCAAGCCGAGCAAGTCAAGCTGCAAGGCGTCCAGGCGAAGACGCAAGCCGAAGGGCAAAAGGCCGCGCTCGATCTGCAAGCCTCGCAAGCCGATGCGCAAGCCAAGATCGCCGCGACGCAATCGCAAGTCCAGTTGAAACAGGCAGAGGCCGCCGCGCAAATGCAGCGCGATCAGCAAGCGCATGATCTGGAACAGGCGCGGGCCGTGACGCAACTCGCGCACGATCGAGAACGCCACGGCATGGAAATGGAAAAGCATCGCGCCGAATCCTCGCGCGCGGCGCAAGCCCATGCCCAGGCGCAGCACGCGGCGACCATGCAAGAGACGCGAAACGCAACCAAAGCCAAGGCGGACGAAAGCGCGGGGGAGGCGAAGGCGGCGAAGGACAAGGGCGGGAAGGACGAAGGCTCGTCCGTGCTCAAAGCCATCCATGACCGCCTGTCCGAGCCGCGTAAGGTGATTCGTGACCAGAGCGGAAAAATAACGGGTGTCCAGTAATGGCGTTTGGCCTGTTTGATCGGGTTTGGGATGGCTCGACGACAACGGGTTCCGGCCCAATCGAATTGACGGGCGTCTCCCCGCTGGGGTTCCGACCGTTCAATTCAAAGATGAGTGTCGGGGATACGACTTATGTTTGCGTCTCGAGCCAGGCCCTTACGGAATGGTGCACGGCTCTCGGAACCTTTACAGCCGCGAACGAAATCACGCTGGGGACGATTTTTGACTCGTCGAATGGGGGCGCGGCGGTGTCGTTTTCGGCCGGCCAAAAGGACGTTTATATCGTTGAGCCTGCGGCCGCCACCGGAGCCATTCAAATAGGAGTTACGCCCGCAAACGGAACGGCCAAGGGATTTTTATTTACAGACGGTTCGTTCGTGCAAGCGTTTCCCGCTTGGAACGATACATCAAATATTTCTATTGGTAGCGCATTGCCATCTCTAACGGTTGGCAACAGTAATACGTCATTTGGAACTAATGCCTTAACAAGCATTACGTCAGGGTCAAATAATTTAGCATTAGGTATTAACTCACTATATAAAAATACAATTGGCTCAGGTAATATTGCCGCCGGACAAACCTCACTTTTTGCAAACACATCGGGAAATTATAACGTAGCATTCGGATCAGGTGTCCTAGGTTCCAATATTAGCGGATCATATAATGTAGCATTTGGATACAGCGCGCTTGCCAGTAATGTTGGAGGGAGCTATAATTTCGCGGCAGGTTTGCAGTCGCTTGCGCTTAATACGAGCGGAAACTTTAATATCGGTATTGGTTTTATTACGCTATATTCTAATACTACTGGAAATAACAATATTGGTATCGGTTACGAGGCGTTACTTAATAGCATAAGTGGGGGCAATAACACCGCAATAGGGAGTAGCACGGGCGGCGGCATAACCACGGGTTCCAATAATACTATTATCGGCTCAGGAGTAACTGGTCTTCCGGCCGCCCTTACAGGAGCGGTTATTCTTGCTACTGGCGACGGAACAATCCAATTAGATTATAACAAAACCAATCCGGGGGCTTGGACGTTTCCGACGCCCCCCATTCTTCCTACCTATACCATAGCGCAACTACTGGCAATCGCTTCGCCAGTCGCGGGGATGCAAGCGTTTGTGTCGGATACGGTCGCTCTAGCAGCGCCGACTTGGCACGGTGCGGTCACGGGCGGCGGGTCGATAACGGTTGCCGCGCCCGTCTTCTATGCGGCCGGCGCTTGGAAATACACATAAGGAACAAGGAGCATGGCGGCTTTCTCGGTAACGATTCCAGACGATGAAATAACGGCGGTCGCGCAAGCATTATGTTTGGCTGGGGGTTATGCCGTTACGGGAATACTCTCAACCGATGAGGCCAACGCGCGCTTAACAGTTATTAGTTTTATTCAGCAAACGGTGGTGAATGTTCAGCAGTCACAAGCGACGAGCGCCGCGTTGGCCGCCATTATACCCCCTGCAACTCCTACCGTGACATAAGAGGCATAGGGGCAATAAATGAACCTTGGAGCAATCGGCGGATTCCCGATCGCGGGTCTACCGATTGCGGGCGATCTTCTCCCGGTTGTTCCGCCCCCGCCTCCTCCTCCAGCGACGCTTCCTGGTGGCGGCCCCGGCTTCGTTATTTGGTCCGAAGCTGACGAAGCCAAGGAACGGGCTCGGCGCCGGGCTCTCGACGCTGCGGAGGAAGCCCGGCGCGAAAAGCCTTCGGAAAGCGTGCGGGCGGCCGTCGAGGCGGCTGTCGGCGCGCAAAAGGCAGCCGCCGCTCCGGCCGTTGACTTAAAAGGCGACCTACGGCCAGCCCCGCCAGTTGTCCTTACGGCTGGGGATGATCCGGCCGATCCACTCGGTAAGATCGCGAGCGCGAAGGAAGCGCTTGAGGCCGAAGACGACGACGACGCGATAATCGCGCTCCTGCTTGCTCTACCGGTCGCGGCGTTCGACGACTTCTCTCGATCAAAGGTCGCGCCATCGGCGGACGACGACGAAGACGCGATAACCGCGCTCCTACTTACCCTCTAACGATCGGATGATCCACGATGGCGCAACTGCGCTCATGCCGCGTGTGCGGCGATTGGCACGATACCTTTGACCGTTGGCCCTCGGCCTGTCGCGGTCACTGGCGCGAACATACGACAAGCCGCTCGGACCTCCCGGCTCCGGCGATTATCCGCGACGAAATGTCTCCGGTTCGGGGTATGGCGGACGGCGTGACTTATGACAGCAAGAGCGCGCTGCGGGCCTCGTATCGGGCTCACGGTATGCGCGAAATGGGGAACGATGCGCCTTCGGTCCCGACCGGCCCGGCGCGCGAGAAAATCACTTGCGACGAAATCGCCCAAGCCGTCGCTAAGGTGAAAGAGGGTTACAAGCCCGAAGTCCCGATCGAGCAAGACACGGGCGATGATCTCGCCTGGGCGGATGCCGCCGCGTAAAGCGCGAATACCCCTTACCCCTCCATAGGGGTTATTCCCCTCCGCGCCCGATCAGAAGGGCCGCGCAACCTCCCGAGAAAACATGACTGTCGAACTTGACGGCGTTTCCGCCGACGCTACCGCTTTGTCTGATGTGGCCTCGGCCGCTCCAGCTGTTCCCGAGCCGGCCCCACAATCCGAGCTCACGACGCGCGACATTATCCGCGCGGCGGTCGAAAAGCAGAAAGCCGGTGAGGAAAGCCCCGACGCGGCCCCGCGTCCAGACGCGGCGCGGACGGCTGACGGTCGCTATACGGCCCCGGCCGCTACACATGGGGCGGACGGCAAGCCTTTAGCCGCTGGCGCTGCTCCTGCCGTGCCTGCTGCTCCCGTCGATCCGAACGCGCCCCCCGGCGTCGGTCACAACGGCGGCCCTCCGCTCGATGCGCCCGGCTATCTCTCGCCGGAAAGCAAGGCCGCTTGGGCCGCGCTGCCGCCGCATGTGCAAGCTGATCTCGTCAAGCGCGAGCAGTCCGTCTCGGACGGGTTCAAGCAATACGAGGGCCTCGGCGGCTATGCGAAACAGGCGAAGGAAAGCGGGACGAACCTCGCGACGGCGTTCAAAAACTATGCCGAAATGGAGAACGGCCTTGGCCGCGACTTCAACGCGGGCATTGAGTCGATCTGCAAATGGTATGGCAAAGACCCGCGCGCGATGGTCGTCGCTATCGCCACCAAATACGGGCTGATTAAGGGGCAGGCGCCGAGCCTCGCGCCGCTCCCCAAGACGATCGACGAGGACGCGCTAGTAGAGCGCGCCGCCCAAAGAATCCGCGATGAACACGCTTCGCGCCAGGTCGATGAGTCGCTTTCCACTTTCAAGGCGGACCCGGCAAATCGCTATTACGAAAACGTCCGCGAGCACATGGCTTCCCTCATAGAAGCCGGTCACGCGGAATCGCTCAAGGACGCTTACGAAATGGCGTGCTGGGCTCGTCCCGACATTCGCGCGCTGCTGCTCAAACAGCAAAACGCGCCCCCTCCCGCTCCTAATGCAGCCACGGCCCTCAAAGCCGCCGCCGCCGCGAAACACGTCCTCGGCGCTCCCCGCGCGGGCCTCACGCCTACCGCCAAGCCCCACGACGAAAACGCCTCCATTCGCGACACGATCCGCGCCGCCGTCACGGCGCAACGCGCAGTCGGCCGCGCCTAAATCCCCTCATTCCGCAAGGATAATCCATCATGGCTTCCCCTCTCGTCGTATCCGTTGACTGGGGCGATGTGGTCACGACCACCCTAGAAAATCGCTCCAAGAAGCTCGCCGACAATATCTCCAACAACAACGCGCTGCTCTATCGCCTCCGCATGAAGGGAAAACAGAAGTTTTTCGACGGCGGTCGCGAGATTATGCAAGAGCTCAGATACGCCCAGAACCAAACTTTCATGTGGTATTCGGGCTACGAAATACTCAACGTGTCGCTCAACGACACGATGACGGCGGCCCGCTTCCCGCTCAAGCAGGCTTCCATCGCAGTTACTTTGTCCGGCCTCGAAGAACTCCAGAATGTCTCCGAAGAGGCCATGATTGACCTCATCGAGGCGCGCGTTGACACTGCTGAGGATACCTTCTGGAACGCCATGTCTGCCGGCGTTTACTCGGACGGCACGGGCTATGGCGGCAAGCAGATTGGCGGCCTGTCGCTGCTGGTGTCCAAGGTTCCGACCTCGGGCGTCGTCGGCGGCATTGATCGGAGCGCGCAAGTCTGGTGGCGCAACATCGCCGACAACGCGAACACGGACCCGCTGGGCGTTGTCACCTCGACGAATATCCAGGCCTACATGAACAAGAACACCATCGCGTTGAAGCGCAACAGCGATGGCGTGAACCTGATCGTGGCGGACTCGAACTATTACACCGCCTATCTGACTTCGCTCCAGGCGATTCAGCGCATCACGAACGATGACAAGATGGCAGGCGCCGGCTTCACGGCTATTGAGTATTTCGGCGCGGGCAAGCGCTGCCCGGTAGTGCTCGACGGCGGCAAAAACGGCCAGATTTCGGCGAACACGATGTATTTCCTGAACGAGGATTACATTCAATATCGGCCGCACGCGCGCCGTAACTTCAAGGTGATCGGCAAGGATCGGTCGAACCCCAACCAGGATGCCATCGTTCGCATCATG